ACCGAACACCATCTGTTGCGTCTTTATGATAAGTAGACCAATTAGATGTTGAGTCTGTTCTTTTAACTATAATTACTGCGGGAGTAGAGCCTAAATTATGGTTGTGAGTTGTAGTAGAACCATCACCTGTCCAAGTCACAACATCAAAGAACTTCTCAGCCTTGCGGAATGTCCATGAAGCTGTAGTTGCTCCGCTTTGTGATTCAGAGCCGCCATAATCTCTACCAGTATTAAATCCGGTTGACGTAGGACTCCATGGAGTATTTGTGTTTGTAGCCGTTGGCTCTGTAGTAATGTACTGTAATGCTCCATCACCACGTTCAGTATCGTAAATGTTATGGCCGTTTGCGGTTGATCTGGTTTTAAACCAAACCATCCCACCTTCGCCATCAAGATCAATGCCGTTGTCTATTGTAATATTTGAGCCTGTGCCATTATACAAATAAGTCGAGAAGACATCCTCAACGTACAGAGACTCACCTGCTGCATTACCTGCGGCTGCTGTTAGAGCTTTCGCTAGTTTGCTCATGCGTTACTCCTAAACGTAGCTGCCAGTGTATGCACCGTAGAGTGTGCTAGAGACTTTCCAAAACACGAGAGTGTCCTTAGCAGTCAGTGTAGGAGCGACATTGCCACCAGAAGTCACCCAAGTCATTGTAGGCCACGTTACCGTGTAACTAGCACCTGCTTCGAGCTGTAGGACGATAGCGTCACCTGAGCTTAGCGAGTCTGTGAAGGTCGTGTTAGCCGCGAGAGTCTTGGTCTGTACTGCGCCGTTGGTAGCGTCAAAGGCTGTGCCTGACAGAGCGTATACAGTGTCTCGGATGGTCTTGTTGGTAAAGGTGTTAGTGCTAGTCGCTGTTACAAGAGCAGTTACGCCGTCTAGAAGGTTGAGCTCTGTAGCGTTAGCAGTAAGGCCATCTAGCAGGTTGATCTCTGCCGCAGTGGTCGTTACCGCAGTGCCGGCAATGGTCAGCGTGGACAGGTTCGGCGCAATGGCGGTAGTGCCATCCAACAGGTCATCCAGCAGGTCCAAGTCAGTGTTTAGCTTGGTGCCCCAGGTGTCGTCAGATGCACCGACCTCGGGCTTAGTTAATCCATAGGTTGTGGTCGTTGTATCAGCCATCGTTAGTCACCTCGGTAATCTGATTCCGTCCAGGTCTCAGACGCATTGATTTGTTCTATCCATTTATATCTGGCGAATGTTCCGACATCGGAACCGGATGTATCGCTAGCAGAGAATGGTCTAATTCTAACATAGTTTATTGCCACGGATGCCGCGCAGGATGTAGCAGCAGCGCCTGTAATAGACAGATACCCATCTGAGGTCACAGTCACCGCGCTAGAGTCTGAAGCCCCGGCAATCCTTACTCGATTAAAGGATAGCGACACAGATGCCGTGGCAGACGGATCAGCCGAAGACAATCTCACTCGCTCAGAATCTGCTTGGGTGATGCTAGACGTGACAGATACTGCGGACGCCCCCTCATAAACTTGAGGGTACCCGTACTTACCTACATTGTAGGACCCTGTGCCGTAGCCGGTTCTTAGAGCCATTAGTCTAGAGTGATATCCAAGTCACCAGTAGGGATGCGGAACACGTCGCCAGTAGCAATTGCCTTAGATGCAGTTAGAGCCGCATGAACAAGCATAGTGCCGCCGCTTGATGCAGTAAACACGCCAATATGGCTAACAGTGCCCCAATCAGCAGTAGCAGCAGGGAACTCTACCGCGCCGCTGTTACTTGCGGTATCACCTGTTACAGTGAACGTGGCCGCTGTGCGAACGTATGAGCCGCCTGTGACCTCTGTACCGGCAGCGCCAGTGTCAGTAGGGTCGGATGTAAACAGGCCGATATACCACGCTGTAGGGCGTGTGACTGAGTCTGCTGTTAGGCCCCACGAGAGGACATCCGTTTCAAATGCGTTAGTAAAGCTCATCTAATAGCTCCTGATCTTAAGTCTTAGTCCAGAGCCGCCTGATTTGGCTTTATCGCTCTGCAAATTGGTTCCTGCTACAGCACCAGAGTATAACATACTCCATACCTGCATCCTGGCGTCGTCCTTCAGATACGGGGCAGACTGCATAAGAGCCCCATACAGGTAGGCGTCAGGAGACATCTCTAGCAGCCAGTTGGATGCGTTAGAGCCTGATAGCGGCTCGAGCTCTGCGTAGTACAGTAGCTCACCGCTGTAAGTAGTGTCCGGCGTAGGGAAGACCTCAATGGCCTCACCTGACATAGCATAGTACCGAGGCTTGCCCTGGGCGTCTGCGCTCTCCATACGGTACTGGAGCATGTCGTCTAGGCTGAGCATCTCTAGCCGGGTAGAGTAGCCATCGTCCAGGTGGAAGCGAACGGGCTCTAGGAAGTCAGCCGGTAGCTGTGAGTACCTGGTATCAATCTGACCCTCGGACCGCTTCTGCATCTTGTAGTGACGCACCTCACGCTCCATCTGGGCCTCTGCCAGAGAGATGAACGTAGGGATGACAGCCGTTAGGTCGTCTCGGTTGAGGAAGTCAGCGATTGTAGACTTCAGCTCTGTGTAAGTTGTGATTGCCATTTCTATATCCTATAATCACGCTCTTGCGATTTATTTCCTACTTGCGGCATACAGCTAAAGGGAGCCACATCATGATCACACCAGAGCACGACGAACTATTCCAGGCTAAACTCCGTCGCTTCTACCGCCGCCTTGACGAGATTGTTGCTGATTCACGGCAGCGGTTCCAATTACAGCAAGGGCCACCACAGGAAGTATACCCTGATCCACTAGCTCACGAACGCGAGCAATGCCACCTTCGGCTAGTGCATTCCGAGTCGTCATCAGAATCTGACTCCTGACGCCTATATCTGGGAACTCCTTTATTAGAGCCTCATCTAGCTGCTCTAAAGCAGGCGCTGCTTCCTGAGCGGCCCTGCTTAGCAGTCCTGTGGCACCGGATTGTTCTATAGCGGGCAGGTATTCGCTTGGCTTAAATGCCTCAAAGGACCCCACCAGGTCTCCGCTGTTTACACCGAACTCTGGCTTAGCGTCTAATTCTGCCTTGGTTATCTGGCGAAGCTTAGCCTGCCACCCTTTAGCGACGGCGTCTGCATTATCTGGATCTATGCCATTAGACTTTGCCCAATCAGAAAGATCATCTACCACCAGGTAGTTCATGCCGTATTCTGTATTGGTTGGAATGATTGCCCCACCGAACTCTTCATCTAGTTTTGCACCAACAGACAGCATCTGTGATTGCTCTGCCGGCCTACCGATGTCTACCATCGCTGCGTTGCGCTCTGTTAGCTTGCCACCTGGACGCACGAAGTTATAGCCTACTGACTCCTGACCTCTGAGCAGGCCCTGAGTAGCTGCTATGCCCTCTAACAAACCCCTGGATGCAGGGTCTATCTGATTGCTGCCACTAGATGGGGCAGCCATCACCCTAACGGTATCCGCAGGAGCTGACACTCCCTTGTAGTATCCGTAACCAGGAGCGGTCTGGCGCGTTAGGCCGCCCGCAGCAAGCGAAACCATGTCCTGACCCTGCTCGTTGCTTAGAATGCGTCTCTGCCCTTCCTGTAGCATCTCAGCATACATTGGGTTGTCTTGAGACCCTGCTAAGTGCATCAATCCTCTAGCGGGCTCAGACTCCACGTTGATATTGGCCGTTAATGGGCGCAGGTTATCTGAGAAGTCATAGGCCGCTGCGTCTACGCTTGTGCCCTCAGATCGTGCCTTAGTGTCCACCCAGATAGAGGCTTGGACCTTCTCTGGCGTCCAGTTATCAAAGCCGCCGACCTTATTGTCGTTAGCCCAATCCACCAGATTATTGATCTCTTTATCCATGAAGCGATGCTGCGCCTCACCCAGTCCTTCGCTCCACGTCTCACCTTCAGGGGTCCTGTAGTCAAACGCTCTAGCCATCCATAGATCATTGGTAGGCCTAGATGCAGACTCGCCAGGAGGCACGTTTAGAGCTTCGTAGAAAGGTCCGCGCTTGGGTCCGAACTCAGTAGGCTCTCCAGAAATCATTCCCTGAACGCCCGCCGCTGCATTGGTTGGGAACCTGCCCGTATTTATTTCGTTGCCTGTGATTGCTTGGTTGTAGCCACGAACAGCGAATGTCTGATTAGCAGGAACAGATGCGCCGGCCGATGTCAGTGCAACAGTGCCTGAGTATAGGTCCTTGTAGCCTTCCCTGCCCCCGGTTAGCTCAGAGGCCGCTCGAGAGCTCTTCTCATACCAATCACGTCCGATGGTGCCCCTGGATAAAGAATCTCTAAGACTCTTTCGCATAGCCCTTAGCTTGCCTTCGCTATCAACGCCCCTGGGCGCTCCTCGGTAGACGCCAGTTGTGCCGACACGCTCCGCTGTCTTTACCTCTTTGGGAACGGTTTGGACTATATTAGCCCTAGGCAGGTCGCTGAGATTGATGGCAGGCTTTGCCTTATTCATGATGGATCGCCCGACAGTCTCCGCTCCCTGAGCGACTGCGCGTCCGCCAGGAACTATAGACAGGAGCCCCGTGCCGGTGCCAATGGCAGCGTCGGCCATATTGCCTTGCTCGTAGGCCTTCTGTGCGTCTAAGAGGTCCACAGCGCCAACAGCAATGCCAGGGCCAAAGTCCATGGCGGTCATCAGGCTTTGAGCCCTACGGCGAGCTACAGGGTCCGTGTTATCGCCCATCATGTTAAGAAGGCCCGCGCTCATCCTGTCTCTTAAAGAGATGTCTGTAGGAACCATCTGCTGCGGAATGGGTGAAGGATAGATGTTTCGTCTATCACCCAATCTTAGAAGGAGCTCGCGCTGTAGGTCTCTAGGGTCTGCCATGTGATGTCCTCATGTACCGATGGCATGAGTATAACACAGACTAGGCTATCCCTCGGATGTTGCGACGGATAGGACCGCCCCAGACGTGTGTAGGCTTGTAACCCACTGCCAGGTAACGGAATGAGTCGGATGCGTGAGAGGTCCAGTCGTGCAGGGGCCTGCCTCGCCAGTGCTTGCCGTTCTCGTCCCAGTCCCGGCGATACTGCCTCAGAGCGTCAATGCCACGCTCGCAGCGCTCCTCATCAAACCAACATTGCGGGATCATTGAGCGCACCTGCTGTATGCCGTCCTCGATACCGAGCATAGGGGCCACAATGACGTTCTGTAGGCCTAGAGACTGTAGCACCTCGAGCCTAGATTTGCCGGTGCCGAGCTCCTTAACCCTGACGTCGTGCGGAAGGATGTGCTGATCGTAGGTGTAGCCTTTGCCCTGGAGGACATTGACGTAGTGATCGAGAGCACAGCCTGAGTTCTCGTAGTAGTCAATGATGCGAATCTCTTTGCCTATGTACTGGGCGAACCAGATAGCAGTTGTGTCAGCCATGCCGAGGTCCCAGGACGTCACCACCGCAGCAGACTTGTCATAGGGCACAGAGCATATCTTGCCCTCAGTCTTAGCCTGTAGCATCTCCAGAGCGTAGTAGCTGCCCTCAACGTGGATGCGGAAGTCACCCTCCCAGACGTGCTGATAGATGTCAGGTCGCTTCTCTAGGTCCTCTAGCCTTGCCTGCTCTAGCACATCAGGGAACCACGGATTGTCTGACCACTGGATCTCTGCGATCTTGGCGTCTGCCGGCGGGTCCTCGCGGAATCGCTTGTGCGTTGCTGAGTTCTTGCTCTCCGGGTTCCACGTCACCCAGATCTCTGAGTCGTGCTCTCGTACCG